TGTCTATTTTATTTGTATAATTTGTCTATATTTTTTATACATTTTTTCATAATTTGTCTATTTTATTTAAAAAATGCTAAAAAATAATCACCAAAAAATGAGAAAAATATGAAAAAAAATGAAAAAATAGCAAAAAAATCATTTTTTTTTAAATAATTTTAATAAAAATGTCTATTTTTTGTATAAATTTTTAGGGGGGTTCCGCTATTTTTTAAATAATTATAAATTGTCTATTTTGTCTATTTTTATAAATTTTTTAATATAGAATTATTTAAAAATTAATTATATTTAAAAAAAAAATATTATATAATAATATAGGATGATTGAAAAATATTTAATAAAATGCGAAATGGCAGAAGGTATATTTTTTATGTTTAGAAATACATTTATAAAGATAGAGACAATGGAAGATGGAGATGAAATATATAAAGTTTTAATAGTAGTTTGTAGTAATGATCCAACATCATTAACAGAATTATATTTTAAATGTAAAGGTGAAGATCCAAAGGTTTGTGCTTTAATGATACCAGAAAGAATATATAATAAAACTAATCTAAAATATGATATATTAGAGCCATCACATGATTATATGGATTTAGATGACAATTTTAAATGTTATTATTTTGGAACCAGAGAAAATGAAGAAATAAAATATTAAATATTAAATATTATATATAATATATATATATTATATATGACAACATATGCTATTAGTGAATATAGCGTTCCCGAATTAAAAAAAATAGTGTCTGAATATGTGGATAAGATGGCAAACGATGAGAAGAAGCCAAAAAGACAGGTATTAAAAGAAATAGGTTTAACATTATCAAAAATGAAAAAAAATGATTTATTAGCATTTATAAATGATAAAGTAGCGAGTTATAAGTTAAAATTAGATATGAAACCATTAACAAAAGAAGAAAGAAAAAAAAATGTTCCTACAAATCAGATAGTATTAACAGATACAACAGGAAGATATAAATTTAAAAAACTAACAGAAATTAAACCAGAAGATTATGTAGATTTTGAGACAGACTGCATATTCAGAGGTAAAAAAAAACTATTAGAACACCAAATGAAATTCAGTCAGGGATTTTTTGAATCTAATTATAGTGGAGCCATAGCATTCCACGGTGTAGGAACGGGTAAAACTTTAAGTGCGGCGGTAATCGCTAATTGCTATTTAGATAAATATCCAGCTAATAAAATTGTATTTGTTGCCCCAGCAGGTTTAATTGCTAATTTCCAGAAAGAATTATATAGTATGTATAATGATAAATTAAGTGAGCCAGATCCAAAAAAATATAACCCCTTAACTGACCCGAGATATAATTATTTTTCATATGAAAAATTTAGCAGATTGCGAGATCCTCAATCATATTGTGCTAATTCTCTTTTAATTGTTGATGAAGCCCATAATTTAAGAAGTAGATATACAATGAATTTAGTAGATACAGGAGGAGAAATAATAAGTAAGCCTTCAAATAATGTAAGAGGTTATAAATGCTTACAATGTGCTTTAGGATCAACTAAAATTTTATTATTAACAGGAACGCCATTGGTTAATTCTGTTATAGATATTGAGAATTTAATGGCTATATCTCAACAAAAACCAGAACCAGATTATAATGCAATTGAAAGTTTAAAAAATAATGTATTAGAGGAAGATTTATATGTAGAAAAATTAGAAAAAATAGGAAAATTTGAAAAAATTACTAAAGTAAAAGTGGAAGAGACAGAAAGCGAGAAAAAAGCGAGAAAATCAGAACAATTTGATATTTTTGCTTCATATTTTAATTATAAAATATCAATAGTAGAAAATAAAGAAATTAAAACTCAATTTCCAGATGTTAATTATAAATATGTATTTATAAATATGAATAATAAAGAGATAGAATTATATGTAAAAAATGAAAGTGAATTTAGAAATAATAATAGTGATTTTTTTGAGAAAAAAATAAGTAAAAAAAAGACTGATAAAGACGGAAATGAAGTAGTAGAAACAACAACCGGAACAAAATCTTTTTATATAGGAGAGAGAAGATATGCCAATGTATTAGGTGATACAGGAATTCATAAAAAATTCAAATTAGACCCCGAAACGAGAACATATTCATTTAATGATGATGATAATGAAAATTTAAAAGTAAATTATATTCTTAATGTTATAAGAGATGAGCCAGAATATGTAGTTGATGGTTTAAAATGTAAGCCCAAATTTATTGTATATTCTAATTTTTTAGATTATGGATCAAATGTATTATCAAAAACTATATCTATATTTAATAGAAAGTATAATAAAAATATAAAATATGATTTTATAAACTCTACAAAATCCAGAGTTGAAAGAGATAGCATATTATCTAAATTTAATAAGAGAGATGATGATTTGCAGGTTGTGTTTTTATCACGAGCAGGTGCCGAAGGTTTATCATTTAAAGAAACGAGAGGAGTTTTTATATTAGAGCCAGGGTGGAATCAGTCATTAATAGATCAGGTTATAGCCCGTGGTGTAAGAGCAGGATCACATAAAGAATTACCAGAAAAATATAGGTATGTTGATGCTTACTGTGTATTTGTATCAACTAAATTTAGAACGCCAATTATGCCATTATATTTAAAATATGGAGGTATTAGTTGTGATTATGTTATAGAAGTAGATGGAAATAAGAAGAAAGAATATGATTTAAAAAATCTATCGGAAAAAGAAAAAAATATTTTATTTAAATTAGATACAATACCAGAAAAGAAATTAAATCCAGATGAAAATGATTTAGAAAATTTATTAGGTTTTGGTTCTTATAGTGGTAATGCTTCATATGATTTATTTGAATATGCTTTTTTAGATGATAAAGAAAAAGCGGGAATAGCTGTAGATAAAATGAAAGAATATGAAAAAGAATTAGATAATTTTAGAGAAAAATTAGAAGACAATATAGAAAAAAATAAAAAAGCTATAGAAGGTTTAGAAGCTGTAAAAGATAAAAAATCAGATAAATATAAACAACTTATGGGACAGAAAGCATCATCACAACGAGGTATAAATGATATGAATAAAAAAATTAATCAGATGACAGAATTTATTAAACAGATGAAAGAAAAAATAGAAATTAATCCAGAATTTAAAAAGGAAATAGATAAAAATATAAGTAGTAGTAAGCCAGAAATTCCTAAATATACAATTGAACCAATAGATATAAAACTTTTAAAAATGTCTGCAGTTAAACAACACGCAATTAATGGTTTTTATCATTTAATAAAAAACCCTAATATTATAAAAAAAGTAGAAGATTTTAAGAATCCAAATAATGCGGAATATGCCGAGAAATTAAAGGAATATATGGAAAAAAATAATGGTAAAGAGATGCCATATAGAGAGAGAACAAAATTATGGAATGAAATATACAAAAATAAAAAAATTAATTCTGAAATGGAAAAATTAAATAATAAATATTTTAAAAAATTGACAGAATATTTACAAAAAAAGAAGACTGAATATGAACAGATAAAGAGATTAAAGAATAAAGATAAAGAAAAGGAGTTTATAGAAAAAAATAAACTATTTGATAGAAAATATACCGCAACTGCTAATTTCTTCCCTACACCTAAAAATCTTATAAATAAAATGATTGAAATGAGTGGTTTAAGAGATGATAAAAGAGTTTCAGGTATTTTATGTTTTGAACCAACTGCAGGATATGGAAATATACCAGCTTATATTTATGATACTGCTAATAAAGAATTATCATTTGATTTATGCGAATATTTACCAGAAAATAGAAATATAATAAATGATATATTAATTAAAAATAATCCTTCGTGTCGTTTATTAGAATCTAATGATTTCTTTAAACTACTACCTAATAGAATATATGATTATATATTTACTAATCCCCCATTTGATATTTCATATACATATGAAATAAACCAAAAAATAGAAATTGATTATGATAAATATTTAGATAATAAGAAGAAACTAATTAAAGATACTGCTTTTATTATGAGAGCATATAATTTATTTTTGAAAGAAGGCGGTATTTTATGTGGTGTTATGAGTAGATCGTGGATGACATCCAATGACGGAAAGGATTTTAAAGATTGGATAAAAGATAAAATAATAGATGCATATTTAGTAGAATCGGGAGCATTTGGTTCTTCAAAAGCTGATAAAGGGGCATTATCAGAAAATTTAACGACAACAACGCCAACAATTATTATTGTTCTTAAGAAACCATTAGATGGCGAAATATTAGAGGAATTAATAGACATTGAAAATTTGGATAAAATGAAAAATAAGACTGAAATAAAATTAAAAGAACATACATTTAATGATAATACATTGAATAATGTTAATAAGAAAATATCAACATTAATGAAGAAATATAATAAATCTAATGATATACAAATATTATTAAAAAAAATAAATGATGTAATTATAAAAATTGATAGTAGTAATGATGGTGAATATTTAAATACATTAAAAGATGATTACGACAAATTAATAAATAATAGATTACAGAATATGAATAAAGATGTATATAATGAATTTTATGATCCTAAAGAACATAAGAAAATAACTAAAAAAATAGAAAATTCAGATTCAAAAACTGAAGAACCAATAAAAAATATTAATTATATAGAAGATACAAAGAAAGAACCAAAGGAAGAATTTAAAAAAAAAAGAAAAAATTAGAAACTGAAGACGATTTAAAGTATAAAGACCTAAAAAAAATGAACCTAAAAAAAATGAATTAAATGATTGGTACTACAGATTTTGAAATTGAATATTTAATTCCAATTTAAAATAGTTAAATTTTTAGGTGTTAAATCTTTACTGAAACCATCACTAAAAGCTCTTTTTAGATATCTTTCTTTATGTTTTTCGGCTTCACTATCATTTAACATTCTATAAATTATAACATCTTTATATGGAACTCTACCAAAATAAATTTTTTGTCTTTTGTCTTCATACATTAATTTATATGGTGGTTTATCTGCTATTTTTATATTATTCTTATTTATATTCATTAAATAAGCATTTTTTCTAACATTCTTTAAATATTCTGTAATATTTAAATTCAAATCATCCATAAAATTTTTGAAACTCATTTATATATTATTACTTAATAATTTATTTTTTATTTTTTCTTTTATTTTCGCTTTTTTTCGGTCTTCCTCTCTTTTTCTTTTCAGTTGTCCCAAATCCTACTGCATCTAATTCTCGCCCTAATCTCCCTGGTCGTGGTCTTCTCGCTCCTCTTTCTGCTTCTCCTTCGGCTCTTTCTCTTTCTCTGCGGGCAATTGCCTCCTCGTCTATCGCTCTTCTTTCATCTGGTCCCTGTCCCATGAATAAATTTCTTAATACTCTATTTACTACTCCCCTTCTTTCTCGTGGTTGCTGTGCTGGTGGTCCTTCCGCTCCCGCATCCTCTGCATCAACTTCTTCAACTTCATCAACTAATTCGGGCATTTTTTCGTCATCATTTTTTCTTTCTCTTTCATCATATTCATCGCTACGGCTATAAAACTGTTGTGGAACTCTGTAATAATTCATAAAATATTCATATGCTTCAGCATCGGTAGAATTTCCACTCGACAAAAGTTTATAATGTAAAAAATCTGGTGGTAATAATAATCGTCCGGTTGTTTCGTAATTTTCAATACTTTCAATAATTTTTTTTGCGGTATCAACAAAATATTCTCTTACGGGATATATTTTTAATTTTTTAAAGTCATCAAATGTCATCCCATCCGTTCCAGCCCTTCTATATTCAAATTCTCTTTGTAATTGTGAAGGATATTCATTAATTTCCATTAAATTACTAATTGTATTAGCAAAAAATAAAAATCTATTCATACCATCCTTAATTTTTTTAAGGCTATTTTTAATATAATCTTTAAATTGTGGCGAAAAATCGCCAGTATAAACTCCTAATCTATCTACTAACATTTTATAATATGCTACTAAACGCCCAAAAACCTCGCTATTATTGCTTTCACCGCTTAAAGAACCAATTAAAATTAAAATTCTATCAATTGTATTAATAATTTCCGCCTCAAATTGTGGCGTTGCTTTAATTTGTGCGAATTGCTCTCTACTTTTAGCACTTTGAAGAACTAAATTTTCTATTTGTTGTCTTATATCATCTTTACGAGTAGCTATAATATCAGTCCTATTTTTTCTCTCTTTTAGTCTTTTCCTAATATCGGTCATATATTATATATAATATAAATTAAATTATATATAATTAATATAAATTATTTTTTTTTACATATTTGCTAGCTTCAATCATAGATAAACCTTTTTCTTTCATAACTTTTCTAACTATATCGGCTCTTTTATTTTTTCTAGCCATACCTCTTCCAACTATAGCATTATCTTCTAAATTATTAACAATTTTTTCAATATTACCGCCTTTAATTTTTTTATTATTATTTTTTTTACTTTTTCTACCTCTTTTTTTATATTCTACAACTCCTTCACCTTCAACATCATCACATTCGCAAATTTGTGTCTTACATTCACAATCCATACCATTACCTGTTAATTTTCTGTATCCCCACATCGCCGCTTCACCAATAGCGGGAATAATATAAGGAAGCAATGCCTGAATAAAACCGCCCCTTTTTTCTTTATCTTCGTCTTTTAGTCTTTCACTAACCATTTTAACTAATTCGCTATTTGATTTGTCATTAGAACCTAACCTAATTAATGCCATTATATATAATAAAGTATATATAATAATTCTAAATAAATATTTATTATTTTTTATTTCATTTATATATTATTTTATGCTTTTCTTCTAATATTAAATGCTTTAGCTACTGCTAAATATAATTCTTCTAATGTATCATAATAATCTGGTCTTTGTCTCGTTTCTATTAAATGGCAATCATCCATTATTTGCTTTTTTTTAGCTTCTGTTAATTCGGTATTTTCTAATATTTTGTTTCTTAATTTGTGTGTTGGTGCTAATATCATTACATCTTCAATTCCTAAAAATGAAGCTAAACCATAATCAGATGTAATTATAAGTGTCCTACTATTGACTGATTGAGATTTATGAATATCAAAGAAATTTTTAGCTTCCATTCTTTGGATAACATTAGCATATGATGTATCACCATTTAATTTTGCTTCTGTAAGTCTTCGTTGGTCTCTTTCACTTAATCTGTTAAATACACAATTATCTATATCTAAAATATGTATTAAATTATAATCTCCATCAAAATCTCCTAATGAACGAGAAAGATAAGTTTTACCGCATCCAGTTGGTATAATTAGCATACTAACATGATCTTTTTTTTTGCTTATACCTTTTCTCCTCCTCCTAATTTTTTCCGCTGCTTCATTTTCTATTTTTTCTCTGCTTTTAAAAAGACGAGATAATAGAGAAACGCCATGAACCGCTACATTCACGCCTAATTCTAATAATCGTGATTCTGTTGCCATTGTATAAATATATATTATATAATAATAATTTATAAAATTTTATTATATAATTATATATATATGGAAGTTAATAACTTTGATTATCTCATTAATATTACCAATACGGATCAACTCGGACAATCTGAATCTCCGCCCCTTATTTTCTCTGAAACCAGAGAAGAACCATTTATTAATCAACCTTCTCGTTATAAAGTTGCTATTACTCGTTTTTCATTGGAATCTCCAACTTTACCCGTTTTTATTCCCGTTATTGAAACTAACCAAAATGATATTAATAAAACTGTTTATAAAATATCTCTTACATTTAATTATGGCGGTAGTGAAAGAATTTTTACTCAATCAGTTATATGGGTGCCTCAAAATCTCTCTGCTACCGCTCCAACTGCTCCATTCAGTTTTCAGGATTTTAAAAATAAATATTGGTATTGCTACTCTATCCAACATTTTACAGATTGTTTAAATAAAGCATTTATTGATGCCTTTAATGGTTTGAATTCTTTAGTTGTTGGTTTAGGTGGCTCTCTACCAACATCTAATCCTCCATTTTTAGAAGTTAATCCAACAGATGGAAATTTTATATTAAATAGTGATGTATTAGCATATAATTCGTCTCTCGTTAATCCTATAAAAATATATCTAAATACTCCATTATATGGTCTTCTAAATTCATTTGATGCTATTTTTTATGGTAGTATAGCAACTCCTAAAAATTATATGCTTAAAATTAGAAATTCGGGAACTAATACTTTTATTATTTCATCTACTTATTCCGCTCTCCAAACATATACAGAATGCTCGCCTATTCCTAATTGGAATCCAGTTGCTTCTGTTGTATTTACTTCTAATTCACTTCCTATTGTGCCTACTATTACATCTCATCCATACACACTTTCTCGCTCTTCTAATTATTTTAACTCTTCAGTAGCTGGAAACCCTACACAGAGAATTATTACAGATTTTGAAGTAGGATTAACAACAGGATTAGAATATAAATCTATAATTCAATATCAACCCGCTTCTCAATGGCGTTATATAGATATGACAGGAAACCAACCATTAAATAAAATAGATATAGCGATATATTGGAAAGATAGATATGGAAATCTTCACGATTTCTTTTTATTTCCAAACTGTAATGTTAATATATTATTCCATTTTGAAAAAAGATATTAAATAATATATAGTATTTATTTTATTTATAGTAATAAAATAAATAATTATAAAATAATATAATTTTTATATAATATATATATATATTAAATGTCTTCCGCTGTCCTTCCTATTGTAGCTTATGATAGTAGAATGAAAGATTCTGAAAGTATGAACTACCTCGTATATAAATCAGGTAAGAACATAACATACCAAAAACAATTATCTAGTAATACCACTGCTACCACATCAACTGTAAATGTTGAATGTAATGTCCCTTCTCCAGAACAGACCAGAATTTCCACAAAATTTACTGCCTATTGCGAACTAACTTATGAACTTACCGCTGTTGTTCCACAATTAGCCGGAGGTGTAGCAATCCCTACTTTGGTTAATTTCGGCGGTAGTGCTTCACGTGAACTTAATAATAATGTTAATACTAACGCCTTTCCTTATGCTTATGTAGTTCCTAGAAATTTTATGTTCCAACAACACGTTCAAAATACTGTAGCAACTATTAATACCGATCAAATAAGTGAAAATACTTCTCTTTTACTCAATGAAAAATTAAGAATGATACCTTCAGATGATTTATATAAATATAACGCTCACACACCAGTTCAAAATGATGTTTATTATAATTATGTTGATGATGTTCCTCTTAATAATGGAATTTACCGTGGACCATCTTTTGATATGGAAGGTAAAAGCTCCCGTGCTTCATATAGAATAAAGAGTATGACTATTGTAGATGGTGCAGGTGCTGTCGCAACTAATTCTATGACTGCTGGGCAAAGACAGGGTGTTGATGTAAATGCTAGGACCAGAAAATATACTGTTGTTTATGAAACCTACGAACCTATTCTTATGTCTCCATTTTCATTTAGAGATGGTGATGATGGATGTTTTAGCGGTATTAACAAACTTAATTTCTCTTTCACATTCCATAACACGCCTAGAGGTATATGTTCTGCTACTTCTTCTCAATTGGCATCATGGACCAGTAAATGGAATGGTGTAAGCAATCTCCAAATACAAACCATATTTTTAACTCCGCCAGAAACAATATCAACTCCTCCAGTTTCAGTTAGACCATATTTACAATTCTCAACATATACAACGCCAACACGTGCTGTCGGTGCCAATGCTGTAAATCAAACAGTGACATGCAACGCAACTATTACAAAAACCCAATCAGACGGATTACTCATATTCATTCGTGAAACTCCATCACAAAAAGATGATAGTGCAGACAGAAAACCAACCCGCTATTTATCTATTAACAATTTAAATTTAACCTATCAAAATGTTCCAGGCTTACTTACTCAACTAAATCAAAAAGATTTATGGGCTATTTCATCTAGAAATGGTATAAATATGAGTTTTGAAGAATTTTCTGGAAGTGTTCCAAATGGATCATTTAATGGCAATGATCAATCGTCTATTCCTACGGTTGGTTCTCTTATATATCTTCGTTTCGCTAAAGATATACCGCTCAATGATATCACAAACGCCCCAGGTTGTAGAGGTAATTTTACATTACAATTACAAATTAATTTTTCAAATCAAAGCTCTATTGCTTATAATGCGGGTGATTTAGAAGCTGTAATTGTGCATGTTGATAGTGGTTTCTTTGTAGCTCAAAACTATACCGCTCAAAGAATGATAGGTGTGTTATCTCCCGAAGTTGTTGTCTCATCAATTAACGAACAGGAAGGATACCGTGAAGATGAACTCCAAAGGCTCGTTGGTGGCTCTGTTTGGGGTGATATTAAGAGTGGTGTAAAATGGCTTCTTCCTAAACTACCCGGATTACTTAAACACGGTCTCCGTTCTATAAATCATCCTTACGCTCAAAAGGGGGCAGACGTATTGCAGGCTTTAGGTGCTGGGGCTCCAGTTGGCGATGGTAGTGGTATGAGTGCGGCGGGTATGAGTGGTGCAGGAAGAAAAAAGAGATATTCATAAATTTAATTAATTATTTATAAATATTTATAAATAATTTATACATCTTTAATATATTCTTTTTGTGTATCTATTGAATGTGCCATAGCATTAGCATCTTCTTTTTGCTCGTTTGAAACATTATTATATTTAGATGATAAATAAATATGTCTTAACATAGAAGAACCTATATTTTTTTCAAATATACTATTTAAAATTCGTGTAATACTATTAACAGAATCTTTAAATGGCTTACCATTAGATGACACTAAAAAATTAATTTCATCTTTGTTATTTTTCTTTTCGGGGTGATATTTAAGATAGATATTTATAATATCCATTAGTTTATCGGGTATTTTAAAAGTTTGTCGTCCATATTTTTTATTTGTCTTATAATTATTAAAAATAAATTCGGGGTTTTTACTATCTATTACTATATAATTTTTATCATCATCTGTAGCATTCTTTTTATTTTTTATTACATACATATTAGAATAATCTGTATTTCTTCGTGGTGGTAAATAATAATATAATCCTAATACTACTAATTTTAATATATCATTGTAGTCATTATATGTTATATTTTTTTTATTTGCTATATCTTCTACTTCTTCAGTCAATTTTATTATTTTATCTTCTACATCTTTCCATTCTATCCAATTTTCCTTCTGTTTGTCTGATGCTTTATTTTCTTTATTATCTTCCTTAATTTTTTCTACTAAATCCATTAATTTCTTATAATAAATTTTATATAATTTAGCATATTCATTATAGTGTTTTAATGTTGATACAATACCTATTAAATATGCTCTTTTTGTGTTGTCAGATAATTTATTTATTTTTTCCATTATATTATCTGTCTTCTTCAAAAAATTAAAATTATTAAATTTTTCATCACTTAATTTCTCTAAATTTCTTATATATAACTTTATACTACTATCTTTTAGTCCGCTCTCTTTCAATTTATTCACTACTGATTCCTTAAATGATTCCATATATAATATATTATTACTATATATTTAAAATTAAAAATCTTATATTTATTTTTTCTCTATACTTTTCCAGTTTATACTTTCCCACTTTATACCTATACTCTCCCACCATTCTTTTACTTTTATTTTTTCCCATTTAATTTTTTCATCTGTTTCAGATATATTTTTTATTATTATCATATCCTCTACGGGTATATATATATACCAATCTTTTTTATCTACCATTACTCCATCTTTATTTCTATCTGTTCGTGATACCATTTCTTCTCTATGAAATTTACTTTCTCTTTTATTCTTTTTAAATCTATAATAGCATATTACATCTTTAAATTTAGATATAAAACAATCACCAACATTCGCCTTATTATATTTATTTAAATTGAAAATAACACAACCCTTACTTTTATCTTTTATACCATATTCTAACATATCATATGAAGAATATTTTTTAGACCTATCTTTTAATTCATATTTATATTTATCACCGTTATAATCAAATAATGCATATTTATAACTATTTCTTTTGATATTATTATCAGTTCTATTTGTTAATCCACTAAAATATTTATTTAATAATGGTATTAATTCCATCTCTATTTTTTTTGCTTCTTTTACATATTCTTCTATTACCTCATTTTTATTTTTGACATATTCGGAAT